GGTGGCGGCGTCGAAGCTGGCGAAGACGCGGTGGACGGTTTCGTATTTACAGAACATGTGGTAGACAAAAGAACAATGTTTGCAGATGTCTCGGGCAATGAGGCTGTCGTAAGTTTTGCAAACGATGAGGAAATCAATATCGACGATTTATAATCATAAAAAATTTTTGTGTAACTAATAAAAAATGTTTCGCTTTTTAATTTTTCTTGTTTTTTTTGCAATCGCGTATGCAGCCAACGACCCAAAATGCAAATATCATTATACAAAACGCATAATGAAATTTCTTCATCAGCACAAGTCGCCCGACAATACCATCAATATGATTGAAACTATTGCAAAATTGTCGAAAGCGACCGGCGAAACGCGCCTTTATTTGGCAGACTGTTTGGGAATTCTGAATGATGAAAATCGCGATAAATTCAAGGGGAACTACGTTCCCCTTTAAAGGCACCTACGGTGCCGACCGTCGGACGCGTTGCGTCCTTACCCCTCCTTTTTTTATTGTCAAAAAGAAAGATCAACCCGAAAAATTCATGATTCGTGAAAAGGAAGGATTAAAAGGACACAACGGCTAAGGCGCAAAGCGCCGACCGTCGGACGCTACGCGTCCTTCGGGCACGAGACGTGCCCTTGGAACCTTGGTTTCCTTTATTTGACAAAATGTTTGTTCAAATACTTTTGAATAGTAAAGTGCGTAATCTTCTCATTGCGCGCCTCTTCTCCCAAAATCTTCCACAACTTCTCGTCGGGTACGATATTTTGCTTGTTCTCGGGGTTCTCAAGACCTTGTTCCTTGATATATAGGTTCAAATACTTGGTAATCTCGATTCTCGAAATTAAGGACCCCTCCTCGCGGCCCATAAACTCGCACATTTCTGGCGTCACCTTGGACGAAACCGCGAAACCACATGGCTTTCGCTCTCGCTTCGCCTTTGTCGTCGACTTGAGTTCCTTCTTGACTACCATATCAATCACATGATTCAACTTTTTCGTTTTCTTCTCAAGCGCCGTAAACATCTCTCTTAATTCAGCCATTTGGGTATTTACTTCGGCCAAACTTGTGACCATTTTCTCTAAATTATGTGGAATACTCATTATTGTATTGTTTCATATAGGCACGTTTGTTTATATACTTTTTAAACTTAATTAATAATTTTCTATCCATCCATGTAGAATGGATGCGTATGAATCGGCATTTCAATTTTATGTGCCTTAAAAAAAGAAACAAAAAAAAATGTTTTACAACATCATATTTTGTATATTTGCGTGCGATACTGTCGAACGGTACAAACAACAAATCGCCAAGATTGAGCAGACATGGGGCAAATCCGACGCTGTTAAAATCTTATTTTTCTTGGGCGAGAGCGGCCCTCTTGTCGGCGAAAACTATATTCATTTAGAAAATGTCGCCAACGACTATTTGTCCGCCGCCGACAAACAGTATTTAGGTATAAAATATGTTCACGACCATTTTAACTACCGCTATTTGTATGTCTGTGGTACCGACGCATTTGTATTAGTCAACAATTTGTTAAAGTTCATCGAGCCACTTCCCTACGACAATGCATTCATTATGGGCGGTCATGGAGATACCCGAATTATTTGTAACCAACATGTTCACTATTTTGCTGGCGGTCCTGGATTCATTTTGACCAAAAAGGCAGTGCAACTTTTGTATCCAAAGTTACACTCAATTCAATCTGAATGGTTGGATATTTGTGTTGCGAACAATTACCTCACATATATCCCAGCGTGCGATTTATCGATTTGTTATTTCTTGAAACAGCTCGGCGTTCCAATAATCAATGTTCCCAACCGGTTTTTCAATTGCAACTATCGCGGATACAATAATACTCCACGCGGTTTGTTCAAATGTTGTACACAATCAATCGATTATGGTACGATGATTGCCTGCCACAATATGACTCCTTCCGATTTCGACAGTTTACATAAACTTATGTCCTGAATATATACAAAAAAAAAAGATGATGACGCCACTCGACCGGTTTAAGCAAAAAGTCAATGCCTTTTTTCAAAATGTGCCCAAATCTATTCCACATATTCAGTTTGACAAAATTCCTCCAAAGAGTAAATATATACTGCCATCCGGCGGATATGGCGAGGCCTACTTAACCGATGACAAGAAAAAAGCTGTGAAAATTATTCATCTTAGTAAACAAATCGATGACAGAATCCTGTTTTCACTACAAAATGAAATTGTCCACTATCATGCGGTCTCGACACTATGTCCAAAGTATTTTTGCAAGTTTATTGGATACAGTTACGATGAAGCTAGTTTTGTCGCTGTCATCGTTATGGAAAACTGCGGCACCGATTTTTTAGAATACTACAATACCGAAATCAACGAAAAATTCCAAATGCGTTTCAAATCTGCCCAATACAACGAAAATATGATGATGAAAATCGAAATCGAAAAAACACAGATGCTAAAAATGATTTTTTTTAAAGTACTCGAAGCGATCGATTGTCTCCATCAAAACGGTTATGCACATTTGGACATCAAGCCCGAAAACATTGTGATACTGGATAATACTGTAAAGTTTATTGACGCCGGGTCTTTGACAAAAATCAGGCCCGGCTCCAAAACACATGTATTTGGAACTGAAAAATATATGGCGCCCGAATTATTTCGCAGCACAACTGTAAACTGTGACGACAATTTGAAAAAGCTGGACATCTACTCTTTCGGAAAAATGGTTGTTCACGTTTTAACCACGAAAGAAATATTTTGTATGTTTTCTGGCGATACCATTGTGCAAGATATGTTGGATAAAGATCCGGACAACCGCCCGTCGGTTCGCGACGTCATGGTTTATATGCACCCAGGGCTAGTTGTGAAACGAAAACGAAAAGACAGCAAAGAAGCCGTGAGTCCCAACAAGACCGGTCGTAAACGGATTTTGCCCAAGTCAAAGTCAAAGTCAAAGACCTTGAAGCGTGCAAAGACTTACGGCTAACCATAAATCTCAGGGGGAAATCCCATCTGCATTAAAATCAGTTTTGCCGCCTTGATTTTCGATATGCCCTTGACAAATTTGTACGAAAAGACCACGTTGTCGCCCACCAACTCGGCATCCATCTTGTAGTTGTCGATGCGCAATGTGTCCTTGGACTTCTTCACCTTCTGGCACAACTTGACAAAGTGCGTGGTCAGAATAAAGTCCACATTCTTGTATTGTTGCAAGTATTTCAAGAACCCGTAAGAAACCGCCGTCGCCTCCTCCGCGTTTGTTCCCGAAAATAATTCATCAAATATGCAGAAATGCCGCCGATCCTCACCTTCACTTTCGATAATGTCAAGTATTTCTTTGCACCGTCTTGCCTCTGCCTGGAATAAACTGTCGCGACCGCTTGTATCTGGGATATTCAAATACGAGTGCACATTTGTATACGGCACCAGGTTACACTCTTCGTAAAAACCAAGACCAAACTGTTGAGTGAAAATGATGTTGATCGCCGTCGTCTTTAACTGTGTCGTCTTGCCCGACGCGTTTGGACCCGTTATAATCAGATTTTTCTTTAAACTCACATCGTTGCACACGGGGTCTTTGTACAAAGTCGGGTAAATCTGTTTCGTGAATGTTGTGACACCCTTGTTGCTAATGCCTCCGAAATGAATTGTCCCTTGCTGTAAATTGCGCGCGAGACCCTCGAGGTTGCTGCGATATCCTTCGAACGCCATTGCGTATTCCAATCCCTTTTTGTATTGCTCGATAGAATACAAACAGTAGTAACATTTGAGCAAGTATCCCACCTCGAATATCTTGGAAACGGCAAATGTAAATGGTTGGACATCTTTTAATTCTTCGCGTAATGATACAAGGTAGCCGTGGTGGACCTTGACGTCTTCGCAAAAGCCGCGGTACTTGGGGAGTCCGCCGTTTTTCTGCAAATAGTCTTCCATGTTTGTGATCGACTCGTTGACGAAATCTTTCATCACCAATAAGTTTGTATTCACCGTGCTTATGTTTGCATAGAAGCGCATACAAGAGCGCACATTTTGGTACATTTGTATTCCATACAAAGCAAGTGTAAACAAAATATACAACAAATTGTTGAAAGACATGTCCCCGAAAGATGTAAACGCCTTGCCGACCGCGTGTTTCTTCGCTACTTCTTTGAGCGTTGTCAAATAGGCATCGAATGTGATGGGCACTCTTTGTATCTTGAGTAATACAAAAGGGGCGACAAGGAGGATCAGCGGCAACAAGATGGAAAACACGGGCGACATCAGGTTCACAATGGTCCAAAAACCCATAAAGGTTGACATCTGGTTTACGAACTGGAACTGCTTTACATCGATGAAACTGTACTTGTCGTGGAAATTTGTCGTCTCATACAAATCTTTACAAATCTCTTTAATCCGGATCGGATCCGTTTTTACAGGTTTGTCGCAGTCTACCGTGCGCAAAACCTCTTGAGACTCTTTCAAGAACTCGGCGTCGCTTGTAAAATGCGTTTTCCATTTGTGAATCATTTCCTCGGCAAATGCGTGCTGGGGATTCAACAATATGTTGTACATGGGGGCAGACGCGGCGGCATCGACCAACTCCAAATCGTTGATGACTCCGTCCGACAATGTGTGAACATATTTTGTGTCTAAATATTCGATTGGTAATTTAAATGTTTTTTCGGTCATTATTATAAAATATTTTTAATATGTTATAATTAAAATCTAAACGCTCTTTTAAGGGAACTCGTCGATAAGGCACCGAAGGTGCCGATGGTGGAACACCGGAGGTGTTCATTCCCTTATAATCCCATACTTCTATTTTTTTTAAGTTAAATGAAAGGAGGGGTTAAAGGGGAAAGGACGCAAAGCGTCCAACCGTCGGCACCGAAGGTGCCTTACCATCGGTTCCCCTTAGAGTTTAAGGTCCTCCGGCAGGGGATCAATCTTGATCCGATAATAGTACTCGATATCCCGCATGGTTCTGACATCCCGTTGTGTAATAAAATTAATCGCATTTCCCTTTCTGCCCCAGCGCCCACTTCGCCCGATTCGGTGCAAGTATGTGTGTGGGTCCTGCGTGATATCGAAATTGATCACCACGTTTACCTGTTGCACGTCGATTCCGCGCGCCGTAATGTTCGATGAAATCAAAAATCGCGTGGTTCCCGTCCTGAACTGCTTG